TCAGCGCCATCCCCGGATGCGAAAACGCTCTTAAACTTATGCGCTAACTCAACGCGCTTCTGGAGGAATTCGTCCCGCTCAGCGGGACCGCTGGCACTGGCGCCACCGCGATACTCCATGCCTGCCCATCCATCCTTACGAATCATAGACTGCCGTTCACTCATTGCGGCGCTCCCTGTTGGACCTGTTGCTCCTGCCCACCATTTTTAGTTTCTTCTAAATCCTTATTCATAGCATGCTCTTTAGCCATCATCTGCTCTTGCTGTTGTAATTCCGCCTCCGCATTAGCCTGCATCTCTTTAGCAGAGTAAACTAGCTCATTGATAGGAAGGCCCATCTTCTTAGCGTAGTAGCCAGCGACCGCTTGGCGTTTAACTTCAGGCATCTGCTCTGGGGGAGGGACAACGCCCATAAGCTCAAGAAACTGAGCCATCGTATTCACCTCATTAACATTCTGAGCTTGAGCGAATGGCGAAGTAATCTGGAAGTCGAATACATGCCCATCCACCCTGATGTCTTCTGGGAGAACGCCGAGGTCCTGATGGATTTCCAGCACAACCTCTATCAGCGGACGAATGAACTCTGAATATAGGCGGCCATAGGGCGCCCCTATATTATCGAGCAATTCCTTCTGTCGGGCAGACCACTCCGTAGCCGAACGCACCGCACCCTGCTCAGGAGGAAGCTGGTCGTCCAGCATAATCTTCTTTATATTCATCTGCATTTCTTCAAAGATAAACTGAGTCAATTGAAGGTCACCACCTAAGTCTAACTTCTCGATAGTGCGGCCACGGGAACCAGTGTTATACCCTACTGCGGACATAGAGCCGGGAGTCAAGCTGAAGTTAGCAGGATTGAAAATGCCATCATCTATGTAGGTTAGTACAGGATGAATTTGTAGTGAGCCATTAATGAGTAGTAGCTCTTTAGCCTTATTAAGAGACCTTGCTTCCGGTAGAGCATCCAGAACCGGGCCGCGTCCCCGCGTCTCCCCTGTATTACGGGACCAACGGGGAACGAGCCAGCGGCTCTTCTTCATCTCACGGGTAACGATACGTCGAGGCGCACCCTTCTTAGCTTCAGGGTCAACATGAAGCAGAATATCAAAATACCACTGCTCAGTCTTCGAACAGTAGTAGCTAGCTTCGTCTAACATAACCATGCTGGTGGACGTTCTGGAGCTCTTAACCCTCTCCGCCCAGCCATCAGGAAAGCTCTGTGCATCAGGCCATGTGTCCTGAACCAGATGAGCGGCCATCTTATGCTTACGGAAAATACCCCAAGGAACACCACGAGGCCCACTGTCGAAAGCCATCTCAGCGGGATTTACCGCTACGAACTCCATAACATTAGAACTGCCCACTGGGAGCGGATTCACAAGCATACACCCTTGACCAAAGCCAAGGTCTATCAGCATCTCATGAACAGCCTGTGCAAAATTTGTCGCGCCAAAAGTTGAATATATAACAGCGGTAGCTTGGTCACACTTAGCTGTAACTTCACGGACAACATCCTCACCAAATAGGCTCAGCGTATTGCCGGGTGTAAACTTACCCCAATCCTGAAAGGAGGGGAAGAGATTCGCCTGAAGACGATTAGCAAACCTATTGAGCGCGTGAGCAAGCGTAGAGTCAAACACATTATTGCCGGGCTGGTCACCGGGGGTACGGCCTTGTGAAAAGGCATTGCGACCCGGACAGGCAAGAGAATATGCATCATCTAAGTGACTACGCCACTGCTCCGTCTCATTCCACGCGAGACCAATGCGCGTCATGAGGTCTGACTCAGTCATACGAGGCATACGCTAAGCGTCCTTGACGCCGAGGATAGAACTCCCCTTATAGAGAGTCCCCGACCCACCGGCAGAAAGGGCGCGCTGGCGACCAGCTTTCTTCTGCTCCTCACGAGCCCTCTCCTTAGACAGCTTAGACTGCTGAATTTTCTGACGCTCTTCTGCCTCTTCAGCGCGACGCTCCGCCTTCTTAGTGTCGGCACCACCACCAAATAAACCACCCATGTCACATCTCCTTCATATATGTAGGACCAATATCATCTAGCCCACACCGCCTGAGCAAATTGCCGTAAGCTCTTGTAGTTCTATCGTCAATAAGAGAAATGGAGTTAGCGAGAAGAACGGAGGTATTAGGCCAGACCGAAGAGACAACCACATCCATCAACTTACGCGATGTACGATAGTTTCGGAATTCTGGACAGATATAGAACATAACGAGACTCGCAATATACTCCGTAGAAAACATCCGGGAATAATTCATTATAGAAAACCCTTTGTAGTGGTCGCCGCCATCTAGTACAAAGATGTCCCCCATCCCATTATACACAGTATTAAAGACTGCGGTCTTCGCGCTATCATAGTCATAGGTAAACTTAAGACCCGATTCAAGCACATACCGCTGACCCATCGCCATAATATCGTCTATGACTCCAGTGGCCTTCACGTATGGGGGAGTAACCCTAACGACCGTACTATATTGCAAATCTACAGCCATGTCAACCTCCCAAAACATTATAGGCGGTCTTCGCAACGTGCTGACCACCATCTCTCCTGTCCTTATTCCGACCCCTCAGGGCGTTACCCTCTCCTCCGCCGAGGAGCATATACCCTAGGGCATCCGCCCCGTGAGAGTACTCATTCTTATCTGGAACATCCCTGAATCTCTCATTAGCCGCAGAAACTTGAAGCCTGCGATAGCACCAAGCCCCCTGAAGCGCCTTAATCAGCTTCCTACACCGTGGATGAATCATGATACCCGGCTTACCATCCACTAATCGGCCCATCGGGGCCTTAATAGCTTCAACTCTGAGACGGGGGTCATTAGAGGGCGCCTCCATAACGGGGAGGCCCAGCCTATGTAAATTATCAAATACTGTGACTTCGAATAGAGCATCCCGGGTGCGGCCTGCCGGGTCCCCCCAGAAGTTACCTACGGGAGTATTCACATCGGGGAAACGGACGGAGAGAGTAGCGGAGACCTCCTCAGCGAAACGGATAAGACCCATCCCATCCTCATCCGGCTGTACCTCATCATGAATAAGCCACATACCTCTGGGATGCCGTTGACCGAATATAGCCGCGTTACTCAATGTACCCGCTCCTATATCGAAACCCCCCACAATAGGAACATTAGGTAGAACCTGCACATCAGCACTTACGTGGATATCTCTATTGAACTCAGGGATGACGGGCTTTCCGTCGAAGATGGGGCCGAAATCGCCCTGATAGTAACCGCGTATCCAGTCTCGGTCTTTTCCTGAAACTCGAAAGAGGTAGTACCCCCCTTTGCCGAGGTAATCGCCATCGCATCCCGGAGCCAAGGGTAAGTTTCGAAGATTTTCTGCGTTCGGGTTAGCAATCCAGAAGGTTCCTCCTGAGAAGATAACTTGGCTCTTGGAATATGTGCGAAGATTCGGGGCCCTAACATCTGTAGATTCCCAGTACGTCTCTTTCGTATCATTTTCAAGCTCCTTAGCCTCGAATACACCGGGAGGCTGTTTATATATCCTATAATTCTCTGGTGGATTTTCGTAGAACTCATGAATCCAGTGGTCCTCATCTGGAGGATTCGTGTCCCCCATGACTCCAAACCATGTCGGCATGACACTATTCTTCGCCATGGAGGGATAACGACCCGCACGGTCAGTCGCCGCCTTGACAATACTGCGAGGTATCTCACGGACCTCATTAAACCATATCAATGTGCCTTCATACGACAAGAGAGCCCGAACATTATCTGGCTTATCCATAGCGAAAAAGTCTACGAGTAAGTTGAGTCCGGGCTCCCCTGTCGCATCGTTCGGAGGAACAATGATGCGATGAGATACGGGAGCAGACCGTCTCATCGTACCACACTGGTCCTCGCGAAAAACCGCCAACCATGTCTCGATAGTGGTACGCCATAGCTCAGGCATAGTATTCCTAACCACTGCCGCCTTGAAGTATCGGACATTGTCGATTGGCGATGGAGCCTGTTGCATAGCCCTCTTCATAACCTCGACGCAGAACGCCGTAGTCTTAGAGGACCCTACAGGCCCGACGACGATACGGACAAATGTATCATCGAAGAAGAAGTCGCTTAGCGTCTCGGCTGAGGAGAAGTCGAAGTCGAGTGTAATCCCACGAGCCATTACTCTACCACCTCACCATAGAGTAGTCTAACAAGCGCATTACGAGCGATATCATCCTCGGTAAGGTTGAGGAGGTACTCATCCTTATCCGAGATGTACAC